TTCCGATCTGATTCTTCACAGAGGTCTGGAGTGCAGAGACCGTGCCATAATAGCCCTTTACAACAAAGCCGGAGCCGGTTTCACCCTTCTGTCCGGGGTCGCCTTTGTCACCCTTGGGGCCTTGCGGGCCGCGTTCGCCCTGCGGGCCGGTTTCACCCGGAATACCCTGTGCCCCCGGAATGCCCTGTGGGCCTCTCTCGCCCTGCGGGCCAGTGTCGCCTTTCGCTCCGTCAGCACCCTTTTCGCCCGGAACACCCTGCGGGCCAGCCTCGCCCTTGAGTTCGGAAACCGCAATCAGGTTTTCCCATGTCACACCGTCGTTGGAATACTGGATATATCCGCCGGACACGCGCATATCAATCGTGCCGCCGCCGGAGCCGCCGCCAGAGCGTGCCGCCTCGTTGATGGCCGCAACAAGGTTATCCTTTGCCTTTGTCGTCAGCTTGGAAAGATCTCCGATCTGCGCCTGAATCGCATCGAACCAGCGCTTGGACGGCTCGTCCGGCGGCTCTGCGCCTGCTTCGAGCGCCGGAACAACGATAAAATCGAACTTATCCGATTTCGCCAGCGTATCCCCAGCGTACCACTGCAATTCACACTGGCCGAAGCCTGCAACGGCAGTATCTGCTGCTGTGATCGTCCAGTAGGCGGTATCGCCCTCGCTCGTCAGCGCGACCGGATACGCATTGCCGCCTTTCGGCGGCTTCACAAGAAGCGCAGGCCGACCGCCGGGAAATTCTTCTTTGAACGGCACAAGAGAAAACGTCACGCGCACTGCCTCATTTTCTCCGGTGTGTCCTAACTTAATAGGTGCAAGATGTGTTGCTGTAAATTCGTTCATAACATCCCCCTAATAAAGCACATCAACGGTTACGGTTACGTTGCCAGTTGGTTTTTCACCTGTATACCTAACAACCGTCGTATTGTTGTATGTCGCAAACGAAAATTGATTGGCCCTCAAGCTTCCGTCATAAGCAGAAGCATAGGCTGATGCCATAAGTGAAGAACCAAGCGGTACGCTCGCGCTATAATACGCGCCGTTGCCGGCAGCTACCCACTCAGAAGGCGTGATTGTCTTTGTAACAGTCTTAATTTTCACACCGCCGCGAATGCTTTTAGAAGCGATTGGGATGTTGTTTTTGACATATTCCGCGATGCCTCCTGCGGCCTTTACGGCATTGTCGGAGTCGTAATCCGATGCCAGCATATCGCCAGTTCCGGCCCCGGAAGCGCCCCGGCAATAGCCCGCGTCTTTCGTGCTTCCGTCCGAGAACGTCAGGATCAAGTGATACTGCGCATCAATGGAAGCACCCGCGACGGATACGCCATCCGCGCCTGTGACCTTGCCCGTGTCGATAACTGTTCCGTCGGTCGTTGTAATCACAAGGTGGCCGAGTGCGTTGACAGTCGCATTGTTTATCTTCGCCGCCTCAACACCAGCCGCCTTTGCAAGGGCTTTCAGCATCGAGCCTTTAATGACCTTGGTCGTCCCAGATTGTGAAACGAGCAGAAGATCATTGTCTCCCAAACTAGCCGCGACATTAAAATCAGATATCTTTTTGTATGTTTCAGCCATTTTCAGCCTCCTGTTTGATAAGCTTGTCCAGCTCGTTATTGATCGCCACGACTGCGAAGCAGTCTGAACGACCAGTGACACGGATCTGATTCAGGGTTTCTTTTATAGCCTTTAGTGATTCAAGCCGTTCGTTCATATCTCCACCTCACAATGCTGTTGCCGTACCGTTTATGTACTTTTTGACCGTGTGATTTGTAAAATCGATCATGATCCCGTCGCTTCCGGTACGGTTTCCAAGCCACAGCTTGTGCGCGGAAGCTTCAAAGATCTTCTGTATGAATGCTGGCGTCGTGTTTCCAAGTTCCAAAGTAGGGTTGCTTCCTTCAACATAAAGGCCCATTTTGTACGTCCCGTCCGTGTAAATCTCCATGCCGTTGGAAAGCATCTTTGCATAATCCTGTTTGCTCTCCTGCGCGTAGATCGTGCAGCCGACAATATCAATGGCACTGAGTGTGCCCGCCGTGATCTCGTCAGCGTTCAGATTCTTCACATCGATCTTGCTTGCGTCGATGGAGCCGATCTTCACGTTTCCCTGAATGTTCACGCCATCCTTGGAAAGCGTGATGGACGCGCCGTTTTCAGCCGCAGAATAGGATAAAGTCAAACTGTTCAGATTCAGGTCTATCGCGCTCTGAACTTCTGCCGCGCCGACTTTCCCGCGAACAGTAAGGGAAATCTCCTCTGTAGTCTTGCGTATCTCAGAAACGGAAACAGCCGTCTTGCGTTCTTCCTTCGTCCTCCCCTGATACGGGTATTCGTGGTTGACCTCTGTATCTATCGGTGCTTCAATGCTGGCGCTCATGGAGACGCCAATTGTGAACACCGCAGATGCAACAATGGAATTCTTTCCATTCGGGCTTACGCTGTCTCCAAGCTCGATAGCCGGATTCAGCCTCGCCGTACCAGCAGAATATGGAAGATACGACACACCACCAAGCAGGCTATTCACATAATCACAAATTGCCTGCGTCGCATAGATACAGTCCGCTTGAATCTCATAGCCTGACGTGCCGGAAGAATACTGCGTATCCCCATCTGGATAAAGCGTGATCCTTCCAATCGTCACCATGTCGGAAAGCGCGTCGTAGGATGCGACGCGCGTCGTGTCGACCGTAGACGGAGAAGCCAGCCGTACAAGCCGAAGCTTGTTTTCTTCGGTAATGATGAAGTTGCCGCCGGACGCAGCCGCGATTCCGGAAAGCACCTCTCGCATCGTATAAAGCCCTACAGGGCTGTCAATGCTGTAAGGTGCAATCTGGTTGCGGTTGTCCGTTTCCACGCCGAGAGCCGCCGCGATGTACGCCACAGCGGCATTCATCGTCATGGAGCCTGCCGAGTTCGGGAATTCCTGCTCTGCCGCAAGCATCCGGTCATATGCCGTGATGGTCATAAGACCGTTTGCGGCAAGTTCTCTCGTGTCGATGTAGAACGTTCCAAATGGAATCCAGTCGGTCACGACCGAATATGCACCGGCCAGAATGTACCCATCGTCCGTTTTGATGATGTTCCCAGCCTCGTCCGTGACCAACGTGGTAGGCTCGTAGTTCGTGAGCCGGACATAGCATTCAATTTTTGCTGCCGTGGGAATTGTTCCTTCCGGCCTGAATACCATGTCCAGCATTGCGGACGTAGCCTGACCAATGGTCAGCTTGTCCATCATGGATTTCGTGATCTGCGCGGACTTGATAGACCCGTAGGTGTATGTGACCCCGTTTATGACGGCCTTGAATTCAGTTTTGTGGTCGATTTCAAAAACGCTGTTCCAGTTGCTCGGAACCGACTGCATGGTATCACCTACTTTTCAATGAGAGGGAACGTGATTCCGTCCCAATACTCGCGCCCGTCCGGCTTCTTAATGCAGAAGGACGCAGGGTTGTTGTTGGAATACATCGTTTTTGTAACTGTGCCGCCCTCCTGCGGATCTGTGTACTGTACCTCGACAAAAACAGGCATGATCGCAGACAGAAGGTCGGAAGCCTCCGAAAGGAGCAGAGGGCGGCACGTAACGTCCAGCCTGACTTTCGTAGCGACGCGCGTTCGCTCCATATTGCCGTCCAGCATACGCCCAGTGTCTGGGGAATCTACGTCGTTCCTCGTCCACTTGAAGCCACGGAACGCAATGTAATCCGTAATGTCTACTCCGTTTATCTTTACTGTCATAGCGCCTCCTTACACGCCGGACAGCGCCGCACCGTACATACGGTTTCTCCGATTCTGTCCTGCCGTGATCTCTCTGCCGTCGAGATAAACGCGCGTATCGCTCTTACCAATTCCGGACACAAGCGGAGCCATCGCGCGGTACACGCCGTCGGACACTGCCTCAACGATCTGGTCATTATTCGCTACAGCCGTCCGTCCGCCGATAGAGCCGACGAATTCAGGCCCTGCCTCTCTCGCCATGAAGAGATCGCCGGAGCTAACAAAGCCGCCGGAAGCGTAAGCCCTGACCTTGTTCCCATTCTTCTTGAAAATGTTTGAAAAAAGATTCCCGCTGACGCCTCCGCTGAATAAGTTGCTTACGGTCGCCGCTGCGTTCTGGATGCTGGGCGTTATAGTGTTGCTCCAAAAGTTTTTGACCTTGTCCCACGCACCGGTGATCTTCGTGGAGATTGGAGACGTGATGTTGTCCTCAAACCACTTTCCAACGTTCCCGAACATCCCTGTGATCTTGTCCTTCGCGGTCTGAACTTTGGTTGTGATCGTCGTGCAGGCCGTATTCCATGTTGTTTTAATGGGCGTAGACACATTGTTCTCAAACCATGTTTTCAGGCTTCTCCACTTCTCCGTAACATTTGTATAGGCCGTCGTTGCTTTCAACGCGAGCAAAGACGCCGCTCCTTCCCATGCTACTTTGATTGGTGCCGCAACATTCTCGTCAAACCATGCGCCGACTCCCCCGAGCGCTGTTTCTATGTCTGTCAGCATCTGGTCTGTGACATCCCTTAGAGAAAGGCCATTTTCAAGATTCTTCTTTGCCTGCTCGAACGTCCCCTTGCCCCAAATGCGATCAACGATGACGTTCGTCAGTTTGTTCCCCCAGGTATCTGCGCTAAGATAGTCTTCCATCGACTTTGTGATATTTTCCCAAAACCCGTCCATGTTGCCAGTGAATAGGTCTCCTACGCCATCCCAGAAATGCTCAACGGAGCTGCTCAATTCGTCCCAGTTCGTAATGATATCCGTTATGGACATTACAAGGGCGATAGCCACCGGGAACGCCCATGCCCCAGCGCCAAGCGCGACCGCGCCAGCTCCGATCAGAGCGCCGGAAATCATTTCCTTTATCAGCGATTCAACGCTTGTGGCTCCATATTTGCCTGATAGAATGTTTGCAATATTGTCTGCCGCCACTGCAACACCGGCAAATATAAGTGAAATACCAACGCTGATGTTTTTAGGGATCTCAAGGCCGGAAAGCAGTGAAATTCCTTTTAGCAGCGCACTTGAAAGCTTCCATGCAGCAATCGCAACGCCAATGCTCTCTGCAACTGACAGGATCTCGTCGAAATGGTCTTTTATCCAAGTCGCCGTTTTCTTTATCTTGCCTCCAACTTCTGCTTCCTCGAACATATTCGAGTAGTCCGCGCCAGCGGCTCCGCCGCCTCCACCCTTATTTTCATCGTTCAGGCGGTTGATCTCGTCAAAACCGAGCAGCGTCTTTTGCAGCTCCTTTGCCGCTCCGGACGCGCCTTTCAGGCTCTTCGCATAGTCGACCGTGTTTTTCTTCGCTTTGGTGAATGTGCTCTTCCCGTTCAATGCTTGGAGGAACTGATTGACCGCGTTTGCCGCATTGATGAACGCATCAGCTATCGTGTTGACAACAGGCAAGAGCGCAGTAAGCACGGGCATGATGGCCGCGCCGACCGAGTTTTTCACCTGTAGCAATGTTGATGCATACTCTGACATGGTGGCATTCGCCGAGGATGCGTCTGTGTTGTTTATCGCCGCGCTGTATTTCGCAAGATTCTGAATGCCCTCCTTTGCCGCAGACGTTACGCCCTTGATGGCCGCCCGGATCGCGCGATACATCGCTATGCGCCCTATCGAATTTACAAACTGTCCTATTTTTGTTTTTGAAATTGCATCGGACAAGGAGCCGAAAGCCGAGGATGCCTTTTTCACGGATTCTCCTGCACTGCTGGCAGCCTTTCCAGATGCCTTCACGGCGTTTGTCCGCTCTTGCAGTTCCTGCGTCTGCTGCGGAATGTCTTGTGGCTCGGCGTTTCCGTTCGGCGCCTGCGCCGCACTTGGCGTTGTGTTAGCCGGAGTCCCGGCATTCCTCGGCGCATTCGCCGCACCCGCCACGGCGTTCACGTTCTTTGCCGCCTCTCTGAGGTTTGAGAAGTCGATATCCGCAATGCCCTGTAGCGTCTGTAATGTCGTTGAAAGGCCGTCATTCGCGCCCGTGACATTATTTATCGCCGTACCCAAACTCTTTATCTGGTTGACAGCAGCCTTTAATCCCGCGCCACCTGAAACAGATTGCTTCAACTGCGTCAGCGCCGAAACAAGTCCCTCTATTCCGCTCGAGGCGTCCGAAGCGCTTTTTTTAATCTCAATTTCCAGTGTTTCAACTGTCGCCACTCATATCACCACTTTTCTTTTTGAAATTCCGCTCCATATTCTTGAAGAATGCGATTGCCCTTTCTCTCTCACGCTTTACCCGTGCCGCCCGTTCTTCCGGCGTGTCCGGTGTGATCTTCCGGGGTTTGCTCGGATACTCGATAGGCTTTTTGCCTTTCCCGGCAAAGGCGTTGGACAGTGCGATAGAAATAGCATCAAAAAAATAAACGCCTTGGAGCCACAATTCATAATTCTTGCTCTCAAGACGTAATCTGTCTGCTTCAATATAAGGCTTCATCTTGGCGGGATTCATATTCCAGAATCCCGCCTCGCTGATTCCGATCATGAGACATTGCGGAAGATACGTCTCAATGCATTCCTCACGAAAGGATGCGTAGTGCTTTTTTACGCAGTTTCCGTCTGGCCCTTGCTGTCCGCCGTTTCCGCTCTCTTGGACAGAGCCTGAAAAAAACCGCTTTCTTCGACGGCCTGACGGAGAACATCTGCAAGCTCCTCCATCGTACCGCCGTTCAAAATGTGCTTCTCGATCTCTTCTCCTGCCTGATCCGCCTTGACGCCCATGCACATAGCCGCGTAAGCGCGGATAAACATGATGGACTTCGCTTCGATATCGGACATGGGCACGCCCATATCCTCGAACTGACAGACCGTGTTGAAGGTGATCTCCTTTGTCGGATACCCCTTCCCGTTAATTACGATTCTCTCCTGCATACACATTCCTCCATGAAATTAGGCACTTGCCGTCGGTTTTACTGCCGTGTTCCAGCCAATGTTTCCGTTCGGGGTGATATATGCCGTGTTCTCAAGAACACTGTCCACCTCCGCGCCAGCAAAGCCAAGCGGAGACGGGTTACCCGTGAAGAAAAACGCCTTGGTCAGGCCGGGAACGTAGAATTCCCACCACGTTTTCTTTCCGGCTTCCGCTGCGGTCTTGTACTTGTCAACAATATCATCCCAAGTCGTTTGCAGATCGTTGGACATATTGAAGGTCACAGCCAGCGCCCCGCCGGGGTCTTTCAGACCGTCGATGTAGGTTTTCCATTCCGTCGCTTCGAGCGGCGTCGTTTCCAGCGTGGACGGCTCCGGATTCATGTCCGGGAGGCTCTTTGCGCCCTTGATCTGCGTGAAAGCCGACGGCTGCGTTCCCGCGACTGTTTCGATAGCATAGCCAAGCAGAATGCCTGCCGTGCTGAGTTCAATTGCCATTTGGCTACCTCCTTAGAAGTCGTTTATTTTCGTCAACGACTGTCCGATACCGTGCGTTCATCCGGTAGATGGATGTTTCCGCGTTCGGCAATGTCATGGGCTGCCTGCTCAGTCTGGCAAAACCCAACGCTGACATTTTTTCGTCAATCGTCTGCATGATCTCTTTTGCCTGTGCTTTGCGCCCACTTTTAAGGTTGCTGTATACGTTGACCTCATACATGAGCTGAGAGTGGTGTGAACCTTCCGTATCAAGCGCCGGAAGGTACGCTGCGTTGTCCTCTTCGATAATGCTGACAGCCGGGAAAAACTCAGGAGCGTGTACATACTCGCCAGTCACAAAAATGTCCCCGTATTTCGCTTCCAGCGTCGTTGCAACCGCATCGAACACATCTGTCTCAATATCAGGAACCACCTGTGAACACCTCCCGCGCTATCCGCAAAATCTCCTGCTGTAGTTCTTTCCCCGTCTGGTACATCGTCGCGGACGGCGGGTTGCCGTATGTATGCAAGCCGCCCTTGTCCTTCGGCAGCCACCATCCCTTGGGGTCGTCCCAATGGCCTTTGCCCGGATATGTTCCGGGCCCGTAGTCCATCGGGGCAGGATGCCCGTATCCGTATGTGACGCCGGAGCCGAATTCGATGAACAAGACTGCCTCGCCGGATGCAATGATGGAATAGCCATTCTCTATAGGCTCTACAGAGATAGAAACGTCATTGTCTCCCGTGTAGACCGCCCTTGAAAATCCGAGGGAGGCTTTTGTGGCTCCAATTTCGGCTAGTCTCCGTGTCACTTCATCGATTTTTCTGTCCCACTCAGCATTAAGTTTCCGGATATCCTTGATGGCCTTATTGATAGACGTGGGATTCAGCTCTATCGTGATCTTCTTCACGACACGGACACCTTCTTAATCGCAACCGTCGTGCTGTTGATTGACTTCGCCACCTTTACGACAACGTAGTCCCACGGGGTAGCCGTGGAACCGCCAGCGGCGATCTCCGGAGCTTTCTCGATCCAGAGAACCGAAGACTCGTCCATATCTAAATTCTTGTCACAGGTCGTTATCGTCCTGTCGTAGTCGGCATTGATCCCGAAGTGTTCATCGTCCAAGGAACCACGCGCGGCAGATACATTCGCTCTGGCCTCGATGGGATTTCCGTACTTTACCTTGTACTGGCCCGTCCGCTTCCCGTCGGAAAGGATTTTCTCGTTCCCGGTATAGTTGGCGTACCAAAACCGTTTTTCATTGCGTCGGAGCGATCTCAATACGCCACCACCTTTGCGCATACGTTGTTCCGTATGTAAGAAACCATATCGGAGTACTTGAACACTCTGGAAATGCCGTTTTCACTGTGGGAAGTCTGGTTTTCCGTACCGATCAGGTTGTACCCGGCAATGACCGCCATGATCTCGACTGTATCGTAATCGGGAGAAATGGATTCAGCCCCAGACCATGACAGTATCTCGCTTTCAGCCATGGAAAGGTACGCACCGATCAGCTCTTCGTTCCCGCTCTCTCCGAGAAGAAGCTCCACTCTCCTGATTTTTTCATCAAATGTCACGATGCGTACCTCCTGTTATCAGGCGATGGTAAACCAGCCCTTGGTCTTAGGGTTGTCGCCGGATGCGGGCGTGACCTTTACATAGCCAACGCCAGACTTCGCGTAGTAAGTCTTGCTGGCGTTCACGGTTTCCTCCGTTGCTGCGGTTGCGGTGCCCTTGAATACCTTGACGTCCTTGGTCTCGTCCGTCAGCGCTGCAAGGTAGTACTTGCGGGAGACGATGTAGTTCTCGCGCTTGTTCGCCGCGTCCTCGGAGCGATTGTTCGCGATGTTCTGCTCGACCTCGACGCCCTTCTTGTTGAAGAGAGTTACGGCTTCCTTGGTCGCCACATAGACAGAGCCGGACGTTGCGTCCTTCTTGGTGTAAACGTTCACGCCTGCAACCGTACCGACATAGCCGTTTCTTGCAAACGACTCCACGTACTGGAGCGTATCCTTGAGTTCCTTCCGGAGTTCTGCAACATCGGCCGGGCTGACGAATGCAAAAATGCTCGCGCCCTCAAGGTTTTCAAGGTTGAGCATTGCCTGTGCGTCTGCAAATGCATCAAAGTTCAGTTTGGTGGCAAGGACGACCATAGTTGCCTTTGCGAACTCTCCGTAAACGTCCTTGTTTACAGTGTTGAACATATCGGAACCGGCGCGGCGCATACCGACGGGGACGATCATGGGGTCTTCCATCGCGTCCTCGTCGAGATACTTGAAGCGATTCTGCGCAAGAAGGATCTTGTATTCATCCGGCACATAGCTGACCTCGATGGTCTGAGTGTTGCCGACACCCTTTGCAAGCTTTTCCGTACCGGCGGTCGCAGAATAACGATTGACCTTTCTGGTCATACCGGCAGTTCCTGTCAGGTTGTTGTCAACCGTGCAGAACTGCTGGAGGTCAAGGTGGGAATTGTACTGATCTTCGATCTCATTCGAGAGGAAGAAATTGCTATAGGGTTTGTTCATAAATTAGTTACCTCCGTATAATTTTTCGTACTGCTCTGGGTTCTTCTGAGAGAACTCGAAGCGTTCAGCCACGCTCATCTTGCGCAGGCTGTCCAGTGTGACACCGGCATCCTTCCCTGCGGGCGGCTTCTGGCCCTTTGCGAGATTCCCCGCATCCGCTGCGGCTTTCAGTGCCTCGTTGTGCTTCTGCTGGTTGGCGAAAACAACGTCCATCTTGCCGTCAGCAAGGGCCACCGCCGTATCTGTGGCAAGCTGCTCCGCATAGCCAAGCCCGAGGAACTTCGCCTTGTACTCGGAAACGACCTTCTCTTTTCTGAGTTTTTCAAGCTCTTCCATGATCTTCTTTTCGTTTGCCGTCCGCTCTGCTGCCGCCGCCTCGTCCTCTGTCATTTTCGATTTGAGCTGCTTGGACAGGTCTGCCGCCTCGGACGCCTTGCGGTCGAACACGGCCTTTTCGACGTACTTCGACATATCAACAGGGTCGGCAAATTCCATGCCGGTAATTGCCTCTCTGGCCTCCTGCGGGAGTGCGTCGAAATTAGGGATTTTGCTGGTGTCGATTTTCATAATTCATTCTCCTTTGGGATTTAAGGCTTCTCTGCCTGTGTAAAGTGGGCTTTTTGCGCTGATCTCCCAGCGTTTGGGTTTTCAGTTCTTCTCTGAACAAATCTGTGAATAAACAAAAAATGGCCGACAAGAAGGAAAACCCTCTCGTCGGCCATGCCTTGCCGCTTCCATCGGACATCATCTTACCGATGGGCCGATATTTAATTATCTGTCAGGCCGGTATTTCACCTTTCTGGACACGTCCACAACGACGATCCCGGCCTTTTCATTCTTGATCTCGGCGATCCCGCCGTTTTTCAAAATCGCCTCTACGGCTGCTATGACTTTTTCGTCCAGCATAGGATTACCCCCTGACAGGTACAAGGATGCATCTGCATCCGTAGTGCTCTTTTGGCGGAACCTTGTCTATGTCGTAAACAACGCCGTCCCGTTTGCCGCAATCGTCGCAAACACGATCATCCTCCATCGTCACCCAGCGCACACGCTTTACGCCGCAGTCGCGGAACGCAGCCAGCATTGCAGCGTCACACGCGCCGATGCCGTATTGAAGCGTCTGCGTCCACCAATAGTTCGCGGAGCGACGGATGTCGGTCTGAAAGTTCTCGCGGCTGTCGAACTCCCTATCCGTAAGAATGCACTCGTTGAGCCGCATCCTGCGCCGCTCAACTTCCTTTTCGTAGATGTAGCGGGTCACCGGGTTGTATTCCTGCAAGTAGCTTTCGACCCACTTCGCATCTATTTTTCGCCGTTTCCCTGCGAATCCGAGCTGCGACGCCTGACCGAAAGCGAACAGGTAAGCAAAATAGCCTCCGTCTAAATATAGCCGCTCGTTCCGCTGCGAAAGCCGCTTGTACATCTGAGCCGTGGTTTTGCGCGTGTTCAAAACGTTCAGCTCGTCGAATCCCATCAGAGATAGCCGATTAAACTCCCTCCTGAGATTGTTCTTGACTGCCGGAAGCTCCTTGTCCAGTTTGCTGTAGATCGTCGTTTTCATCGCTGCCCACCTCTACCGGCTCCCACTTCTTCATCTGCTCCTGATGGTACGCTTCCGACATATTGAACGCCGACTGCGGGTCTGAGAACAGGCCGCAATGCTCGAATGCAAGAGCAGGATGGATGTGCGAATTATTGAGCATCGAAACAAGCACCTGTGACTTGCTCTGAATGTTATCGTAATTGTGCCGCGTGAACTTGATATCGACGTCTTTCAGCATGAGCGAAAGCCCGCCGGAACGCTTGATAATGGAAAGCGCGATTTTCAGGAACTCTCTTTCAGAACGCTTGAAGTTCGCCTCGTCGGATTTCGCTCTTGCCTCTGCCGTAGACCATCCGTCGCGGACAATGACCGCGGCTCCGGTATCGCTTGTGCTTGTTCCGCCGTTCCTGTTCGGCATACCGACGATTTCAAGCACCTTCTGGTACAGATCGTCAATGAGCGTCTGCGTCTGCGTCTGGTTTAGCTGCTCGTTAAGGACTTTGATGTCGGCCTTGTTCTCTCCGAAGGATTTCAGGATGATAAGTCCAGCATCCCGGAGGTTTTTCGCCTTGTCCTCGTCGATCTCGGCATTATAAAGCACCATAAGCGACTGAATGAACTGGTCTACGCCGTCAAGCCTATCGCTCTGCGTGTCGTTGATCGCGTCCAGAAGTGGAAGTACGATCTCAAACGCACCCTGTCTGGCGTTATTCAGGACATATTCCACGACTGGGATGTACCCGACTGTGTTTTTCTCATGCTTCACGATCCGGCCTGTACCGTTTACGCCGTCGCTCTCGATCTCAAAATACTCCGAACCTGTCCAAACGCTGAAAACGACCGTCAAATCGTCTTTCTTGACGTACTTTACACCCATAACAGGCTTTTCCCCGATCCCGGAGTAATGCACGACAAATGCGCCGCGCGGGTCTAGGCAGTGGACAGTGAAGGGCGTATCGTCTCCGAGGTCTGGCTTCTCGCCGACAGAGAGGGCCGGAACCGCTTTCCCGAGAATCGCAGTGTCGTTCGGAAGCACAAGTCTGTAGCCTACACCACAAATGTAGAGCCATTCCGCAATGTCGTTGTCCACGCAAGCCTTGCTGCAAAGCTCCATAATGTCGTTCAGCTCGCCGACCTCTTTGCTTGTGTCCGTGTCGGAGCGGCTTACATACTGGATCGGCTCTCCGAGCAGATATCCCGTCTTGAATGAAACAATCTCATTTGCGATATTCTCAACGATCTTATTGCAGATTTCAGGACGAATTTCCTTTTTCCTCTGTAAAACAGGCTGCTGCCCCTTGAAGTAGCTGTACAGGTACTCGATATCCCCGTAATTGGAGATATGGTCGTTCATTGCAGATTCCAGCACTGTCAAAACATTGCTCTCGTCTACATATTCAACGTCGGTTTTGATTTTCGTGCGTCCAAACTGCATAGGATACCCCTTTTCGTTGGTGGGCCGTCTCGGACTCGAACCGAGATGTTACCGGTTATGAGCCGGTCGCTCTAGCCATTTGAGATAACGGCCCGTGACTGCCTTCCTGCTTAGATTATCACGCGCAGAATTTTTGCGGCGCATCCTAGGTTTGCCGCTATCTGCGTAGTTTTCAGCAAGCGTTGGTATTCTCTGTATGGCTCGACAGTCGCGCACACATCATCCGGGAGCGACCCGGCAACTGGCGGTGGACGTAAGTGTCGAACTCAACGGATCTCTCCGCGCACTGTGTTCAAAGCAGGCTCCGGGGCCGCCCGGATTCATCCACCGTATGGCGGGACATGAAGGGCTTGAACCTCCGACAGGCGGATTAACAGTCCGCTGCTCTACCAACTGAGCTAATGTCCCGTATGTTCTGCTCTCGCCTTGACACCCGGACGAGCCGGATGCCAAGGAGGAAAGTAATGAAACATGGCCGTGCCAAGGCCGGAGCAGAACTCTTTACATAGATAATAGCACAGAATCACGTGAAAACGTCTGTTTTCGTACACTTTCAACGAAAACAGCGCACGCAAACGTGCATCAATTTAGAACGTTCGGCGTTTGATCTCGATTTGCGCAGAGCCGTGATACAATTCGTCGGCTAACATTGCCAAACTATCCGGCGCGTCGTCGTGCACGTTCTTACCTGTCTGTGAGAAGGTGCACACTTCGCGCATAAACTCGTCGTATTCCGGTGTTCTGTGTTCTTTGTCGATGAAATAGAACTTCTTGATTTCCGGGGAGTACTGAATAATCCGCCCGAGCTTGCTTTGATTGTTCGGCGCTCTCTGAGAAGTGATATTCGTTGTCACCCCAATTCCTCGAAGCAGTCTATCAACAGTCGAAGCATATTCTCCGCCGCCGTTGTTCGCCTCGAAGCGCTCCTTGTGTGGCTTGTGTTCCTTCGTCCGGTTGGCTACAAGAGGCTGCGTAACGTCCTTCGCGCCCTTGCTGAAAATAACGTCGTGAATATAAACGCTGCCGTCCGTCGCTACATACGCAAAGGGCATTGCAAGGCTGTCACCGCCGCCCCACGCCACGTCGCACACGGCGACTTTATAGAAATCGTCTTCCGGCAAAACGCCGTTGTAATACCGAAGAGACTCCGCAGGGAACAAAAGGCCCTCACGAACATAAGGCTTACCCTGATACTTCGCACACCAAGTCGCATCGTCGATGCTGGCTTTCATGTCCTTGTAGTACTCCGTGGAGAAGCCCAGCCCGTATTGGTAGTTGAAATTCGATTCTCCCTTTTCGTTCAGGGCCGGAATCACGCGGAATCGATATCGTGGGTTTCCTTCGTACTGCTCCTGAATCCTTCCCAGCGGATCGGCAACGTTCCACCGTGTACCGACCATCAGTTCGAAAGCCCCGTCTTTTTTTCTGTCTTTGAGCTGATTCAAATACGCATCGTATTTTGCTTGCAGCCGTACAGGATTCAAGGACTCTTCCAGATCCTCTATCAGGTCGTCCACATACAAGCATCCGCCCGTTCCGACTTCGACTGCGCCGGTCAGTGTTCCGCCGACAGACCGCGCCGTGAACGTTGGGAAGCGCTTCTTCCGCTCCAGATCAATCGTCTCGTTCTTTGCGGAATTATCCACGACCTTAACATCCGGGAACACGTCAGCCCAAGAGTACGTTTCTGTGTCCGTCAGAATATTCATTGTCTCTCTGTAGAACCCGTCCGTAAGCTTATCCGAGTGTCCTGACATGACATTTGCAACGTCCGGTCTCTTCCCCATGATCCACGTCATGAAAAAAATGCAGAGCGTAGACTTCCCAACTCGCGGGGGCAAAGACACCCCGAGAAAATCTAACGCCCCATCGTTCAGTTCCTGCAAGTCCTGTACAAGTGGCCGGAGCGTCGCCCTTCTCGGAACATAAAACCGTTTCGTCTTGTCCCTGTTCCATTCCAGATATACGCAGTAAGAATCGAAGTCATCTTTCGCGGCCAAGAGATACGTCTTTTTGTTTATTTCGAAAAATTTGAGAACTGCATTCGCATCTTCCGTTTCTTTTACCTTCAAAGCAGTTGCGCTTCTCAACCACAAATCATGTTTGAACGCGTGCTCCCTATCCGCCTCCCACATTGCCCTGACAATGTCGAAGTAGTCCCCATACGCCGCGCTATCCTCCGGTCTCGACTCGATGAATCGCCTGATCCTGCTTAACGTCTCTTCGTACATCCTTCTCCTCCAAAAGCAAAAGGGCCGACGCTTACAACGTCAGCCCTTCTTTGCTGCTTACACCGAACCCCTTATCGGTGCGGCGTGTATTCAATTCGGTCGAAAGTAAGTGCCTTTTTACATTTTCCGTGGTAAAAGCGTTCACCGGGTCGAGACCAGGGCCCCCGCTTCCCCCTCCGGTATGCACCCCCACGGCCTGTATAATATGCGCTTTATGCATTGCATACGTGCATAACGTTCACGTTTCAATGGTTTTCAGTATGTTTTCGCAACTTTCCGCAGATATTCAACGCAACAAAATAGATATTTGGTGGCGTTACTTGTCCGGCATATCCGGCACGGGGGACACTTCCGGCAGTGCGTCCCTATACTTGTCCGCGATCTCAGCAGGGGAAACCCCATTATCTAGCGGATTATTCGGAGTGACCACAACATCTTGTGTATCTTTGTACCCGAACATATTCTTGCCAATGAAAATACCGGACGCCGGATTGATCTTGCCGGACTGCATCCAATCATTCCAGAGGGATTCAAGTACAAACATAGCTTTTTTTATCACCGGTAGGTGCGTTGTGCTCCTGTAGTCCCCTGCTCTCCATTTGCGAATAGTAGTAGCGTCCACGCCTAGCCATAGCCCCATACCCGGAACGCTTGGCTTTGCGTCCTGATTGATGCAGAATTCGAAATACTCTTGAATGCGGTGTTCAACCTGCTTCGGATCGCTAATATCGATCGGGGGCAAGTCCCACGCAACCATAGCATTCCGAAGGTATCGGGCATTGTCTCCCGGCTCTATGTACTCTTGTCCGAAGTTGGCAAGATCGGGCCTGTTGCGCTTGCGTTTAGGCTTTGCTATCTCTGTTGATTGCTCCTTGGCTGCGGTTGCCTTTGGCATGAACTCACCCCGTAAAAATCAAAATTGCGCTTTTGCGTCGGCTGCGCGTGCGCAAGCTAGCTTGCGGCTGCGCTGCTAGCAAAAGCATAACATTTTTTGCACGGGAAAATCAAGGCTTTGGGGCGTGTCTCGGGGAAGTGGTGCCCGTTTGCGTGCATCACTTTGCGCCGTGCGCAGCTCCGTTGCGTGATCGTCGGCGGAATCGTGGCAGATATGGGAGTTTTGCGCAGGGGCGCGTATATTACAAGAGTGGTGCATACTCGGGTTGAAAGGAGTAAGCAACGCGCGTACATTGTGCGCCGCTGTGGTGCATCCGGTGCGCGGGGGCTCTCAGACATGCGAGCCGCTGACGCTCCCGCATTGCGAAGATAGATACTACACAGGATAGCAATAGCACCGACCGCCGTTAATCGGTAGTCGGTGCTTGAATTACTGTGCTTTTTTAAGTTGCTCGATTTCCTGTTGCTGCTCGGCGAGCTGCTTTGCGTGCATACGGATAACGGATTTCAGGAAGTTTACTTCCTCTTTCAATTCCTCGGTTTCGCTCTTTGGTGTAAGCGTTTCGATAATTGTCCGCTGGCCCTCTGCCAGAAGTTCGAGTTGTTTTGAAACTGTATTTTCAATAATTACTTGGATATCATGTACGGCCCCGCGTCGGGCCTCGTCGGCGATATCCTTCACTTGCTGCAATTCCAGATCGTCAAGCATCTTTGCTTCCCTCCTTGCACGTGTATTCTTCCATTGCCTGCCGAAGAACGGTATTTACCTTGTCGCCTCGGGCCGCGCAGGCGGCTTTGAAGTCCTCAAGCAAAGCTTTTTTTACTTTTACCGTTTGGTAAGCCATGTTTTCCGCATCCCATTTTTGATTTGCTCGGCGCTGGGCCTCTGATACTGCCATTTCATCACCTCTTGCCGAAAGTATATCATGTGTGGATTACGTTGTAAAGTATAAAATTGCATAATATATACGTTGTAACTTTGTGCATGTTGCCAATTGACTATATGCGTTGCAACCTATATAATAAGCATGTAAACAAGAGATACGGAGCCGCCAAGCGGCAGAAAGGAAACGAAATGAAACTGTTTATGACGAAGAAAGAAAAGCTTGCGAAGAAAGAAGAACTCACCGCAAAATACGAGGCACTCAGCAAAGAATACCGTGAAACCGTAAAAAAGGCGAAAGAAATCGAAGCGACGAAGGGCGAAAAATTTTCTTGGAGCTATTTTCAGCGCGCCGAGACGATCTTGAAGCAGATGACGAGCCTTTGAAAATTAAGACGAAACGCCTTCTGGCGTCGGGGCAAACCTAAAATTGTTTTGGAGGGATATTAAAATGGCAAAACTGTATTTCGTGGAGACTAACGGCGGCTTTATGGCAGTTGCCACCGCAACCGATCCGGAGCATATGCGTGAGGATGGCAGAGCCTGCTACATGTGGCAGGACGGGCACGAAGAAAACTACCCGCTTAAGAATTCGCGCTGGTACGAAGCCGGAGTTGCAGAGCGCGAGGAAATCGCTTCGGCATGGCTTGAGCAGCTCTCCGAAGTTGGCTTCGATGAACTCTACGCAAATTGCAATTGTGATAGCGGATTCTGCGGCGTTTATACCGCGGGCGAATTCTGGCGCGACATCGCCTCTGGTGATGATATACTCGCCGACATCGATTTTTGATGATTCGGGGCTTCTGGGCGGTTGAGCCGATCAGCCGCACCACATAATCTTAAATCAGGAGGAACTACACATGAACGCATACAATTACACAATCAAGGACATCGAAAACATGAGCGCGGCCAATCTGGCCGACATGGCCGATGAAGTCGAGACGATCAAAGGGTACACGGTTTATTTCGTTGACTTCGGCGGCGCTTTCGGGTTTTCCGCTTGCGTCTGCGCAGAAGGGCAGCACATCTACCACGCGAATGATTACGAACTGCACCACAGAGGCAAGAGCCGCGACGAACTGCGCGAGATTTACCGCCGGAAGTTAACCGGAATACTTTTCACAGAATCGGAACTTTCCACCGTCAGCGGATACGATGACAAGAGTGTAAAAGAATACTTTCTGCGCAACCTTTACGCAATGCGTCGCCCGCATGTTTCAATGTTTCATATCGGACCCGCGCCGGATACCTCCGGAATGATTTTTAGTCCCGTGTTCATGGCATATTATCGGGATGCCGATTTCGTGAAGCATGGCGCGGAACTGATGCGGACATTGGACGAGGCCGAACGCAAGAACGCCGAATCATTCGACTACTGGAAAAGCGCGTTTCTGCACGAAATGTATAATCACGAATATGGCATCAACTGGCAAGCTGACTTTGATGTTTGCAGCTGTTTCGCAAATTGCAACGGCGTAAAAGACTACACCAGCGCAAGCGAGCTTTTCGCCGCCTGCGGCTTTACCGACACGCAAAAAGCCGCATACATGGCCGCACAGCGTGAATATTTCAATAGCCATAAAGAAATGGAGGATTGATGAGCAATGGCATATTTCTACATCGCCGTACAGGTACGGCAAGACCGCAACGAGCGGGTATTCACGCCGCGCCCGTCTCCGGAGTGCGACCCCGGCTATTATGCCGACGTTATCCGCTGCGCCGAGTCCGACAACCTCGCGAGCGTTCTCGATCACATCGGCGGGCTTGTTTCTGCGAACATCTTCCCGACAAAAAAGCGAGCGCGTGAAGTCGCGGACTATTGGAACAGGCGTTTCATGGAAAATGGAACTTATTTCTTCGACGGAGGGAAAACGGCATGAAAATTACAAGCATGGGCGGGCAGGTTCCCGCCCTGTTCGCGGACATGTTGGAGCAGCCGCATCTTCTGATTGCTGGCGCGTCCGGCTCTGGTAAATCCGTTCTGCTTAATGGGCTTGTGTGCGCCATTTTGCGCCACCACCCAAACCAGATGCAAATGATTCTTATCGATCCGAAAAAAACGGAGCTTAACGAGTATGCCGGAATGCCTCACACGCTCCGCCACGCCACGGAACACGGCGACATCATAGCGGCGCTTGATTATGCGATGGGCATTGTAAACGCCCGCTACAAGGACATGCAGCGCCGCAGGATGCGCACATACAACGGCGCGGACGTGTATGTTATCATCGAGGAATTCGCCGACCTCGTTTTAACGGACAAAAAGCGGGTGCTGCCGGTCGTTCAGCGGCTTTGCCAGATAGGCAGAGCCGCGAGGGTCCACGTTATTCTGGTTACCCAATGCCCGCTTGCAACCGTTATTCCCACCGTTATTAAAGTAAACTTTACCGCCATTTGCGGCCTGCACACCGCCACCCGGCAGCAGAGCCGAAATATACTAGATATGCCCGGCTTGGAGCAGCTCCCGAGATACGGCCAGTGCATCTATCAGACACCCGCCGGGATGTGGCGCTACGATGTGCCTTATACTGGAGACCGCGAAATAGCCGCGGTTACTACGTTTTACAAAAAGCAACGCTCTTTTCTGCAAAGAGTCTTTGCGAGATAAGATAACCCCGCCCGATGTGGGCGGGGTTATTTTTCTGCGGTATCGCAAAAGTTTATTCCGTGTCTCCGCTATCTTCTCTTTCTTCTTTGTTCTTCCCGTTTTTCTGCAATGACGCCCGCAGGAACGCAGTTATCAGGGTGTTCGCCTGTTCTTCTGTTGCGCCCGCGTTTATCGTAGCTTTGTAAAACAGCAGCGACATTTCTGCAAGCGCTCCAACGGCGTCAATGAGTTCGCCCATCATATCCGAATCCCCTTTATAAATTTGTCGTAGTACGTCGTAGCTACCGCCATAGCCGCCCACATGTCGGCGGAAAAGCCGAAAAAAAAGCCCGGCTGTTTCTTTGTGCCTTTCCCGAAGTTCGGCTGTCCGGGCGCGTAGCGGTCAGCCAGCGCCTGCCGGATGTTTCCATCCTTCGCCCTCGGCGAGCCGCACAGACAAAGCTTTTCTTCCCGCCGGTAGATATGCTCCATCCGGCGGAAGCCCCGCGTTAGCGCACGCTCCCAAAATCGGCCTATCCATACGCACGTATCGAAGACTTCTGCGCCGACCGCCATACCCATTCCGGCGATCATCTCAATCGCAAAATCTGTTTCTGCGCTTTCTGCGATCTCGGAAATGATCTTTATCATTTCTGCGTTCTCTACCTTCCCGACACGAAACACACACCTGATTTCTGCCTCGTCGTATTCGGCCAAGACATAGCCGCTTCTGACGTTGCCGGGGTCAATGGCTAATATTTTCATTTTCAGCCTCTTTCTGCATCGCGTCAACACGCCGTTTAAGCCTTTCTGCGCGTCGCAGATGGTTTTCTGCCCGTGATATTATCCGCGTGACTGTAGACCTGTTTACGCCGTATCTGCGGGCTATTTCGCCGGTTCTGACGCCGCTCATGTAGAGCAGATAGAATTCTTCCTGCCTGTCCGTCATAGCAACTCCCCCAGCCCGAACATATTCCCTTCGCCGCAGAGGAACAGTAGCTTTACAAGGTCAACGAAAACGCGCGGATTCAGTCCGGTTTTTATCTCGATCATGCGCAAATGGTAATCAACGTCGCCCGGACTCAAAAAAATCTCTTCTGCGGTCTTTCTGCTGCTCATATTGCACTTCGCAAATACCGGTAGTATCTTCTTCTGCGTCCATGTAATGGCTTCCATTCCTTTCTGCACCGTCAAACCTCCTTGCATTCGTCCTTTCGCACGTTTACCCTATGCCCGTTTACGGAGACAACGTATCCGGTCGGCGCTCTGTGACATTCGTATTTCTCCGCAATATAGGTTTTGCCGGGAATCGGCCTGAAATCAGCGTAAATCGGAAGAACTTTGGTTATAATTACCTTAACGCCGTCCGTCCTTTTTGGTTTAGCAGCCGCACCGAGTTTTACGTGCTTTTTCTTCTGCGGGTCTCTGTATGCGTGATAACATTCCGGCGTACAAAATACACGTTTGCTTGTGTTTTTTGTCTTTCTCGTTATCAACTTCCCACAAGTCGGGCAATGCATTGTAATTTCAATCATTTTCCCGTCTCCTTTGCCTGTAAAAGAGCTTATTATACGCTTCATAGCGTTCGTCGATATGCGTTGAGCTGACGATCCCGCCGGTTTTCTCCATCAGAACGTCAAAGTAACACTTTCCGTTTCCGCAAGGCTTCATCTCGCTGCAACCGCATCTGTACACACATTGTGGCGTGAGCACATCCGCAATTTCCGGCTCGATCTCATGCAGCGCCGCCTTAAAGTCTTCGGCATACTGTCGCGTCTCTGGCGAGGACTGGCGGCACAAGCGCTTGCGCATGGTGTCAATGAGCGACTGCACGTTTGCCTCGCCTGTGAAGTCAACAGGCGCGTCCTGTGGTAGTTTGTCTCGCGGTATCCCCGTCCTGTCTGAACGCTGGCTTTTGATGTACTTCTCAAATTTTTGACGGCTCCAATGCGTCGCCACCCAACTCTTGATGCCGTGCCATGTCCATTTTACGGAGATATCCCGGATCGGGCTGTGCTCCGCAATGAGGATCTTTTTCTTGAAATCCACGCTCGGCTCATGGTCAAGCGGCGGCTTTCCGACCGTTGACCGGCAGTCGGAAGCGACTTCTACCCAGTCACCCTTTATTTTCAGGATTTCGGTCTTTCTGCCCATTCTCCAACGCCTCCTGTTCCATTTCCACGGCAAATGCAATCCGACAAAGTGCGTGTGCAAGATGGTCGTTTGATTCGTCACCAGCGAGCCACGCAAAAAGATGCGTAAGCGCACGCCCTACGTGCTCTTTTGCCGGAATCAGTTTGTAATTATCCTCGGTGTAGTGATGTAATACCGCTGATTCGTACCGGACTTTGGAGAGCTGCAACATAGCCCTCGGTGGAAGCCACTCACTCTTGAATGGGCGGAAGGATTGCCTTCCGCCGTTCTGCTTCACTTCTTTGCGTTCGGCGATTTTCTCAAGACTCATTCCCTTTATCCTTTCTGGCGGATGAATTATGCGGCACAGGTGGCAATGGCATCCAATGCGTTACCACGCTTCCGATGCAATCCCGCATAGCCATGCCGTCGTATCTTCTCCATGTATTCGCGCTTGTGAGGTACGCCTCGCCGACAAATACGCCGTCAGTAGCAAGTACGCGCATTCCCGGAGCTGGGAGTGTTCCATCAATGCTTATCCATTTGCCAAGCAGCGCGTCTCGCTCGGATTCCACCTCTCCCTGCTTCCTTTGTGCAAGAGAAATCACTATGTCTTGCCATTCAACTTCTTTGCGCAGACTTTTGATTTCATTTGATTGCCCCTCGGTTAGCGCCCGAAGAAACGCAATGGATTTCTCATATGCCTGTTTCTGCGAACGTTTTACTTTATCCGTCATATGTCCCTCCAATATTTAATTCTCGCGCGTAAAGCTCCCGCATCCTCGGCGGCATGTCCGCCATCGATTCAAATCTCAGCCCGCTCATTCGGTCGTGCCCCAACTGCAGAAATCCTGCCCGTTTGTATCAATATCGTGCTCGAAACAGTGTCCGTTCGGGCTATCGGCAATGCCAACGTTTCTTTTCCAGGCGTCGCAGTCCTTGCAACGCACCACCGGCGCAACGTCTGCGGCGGGTTCATCTTCAATTTCAAATTCTTCCGATAGCCACTTGAACACATACGAAAGGTAAAACGAGCCGTACCCAACGTGCCAAATTTTATCTACCGGGTCAAAATACAGAATGTTGTAATACGGCTTTTCAGCCGATCCACAAACAAAGATTTTGGCAAAGTTGGTCTTTATCTTATTCTTTCTAGCCCAAACATCTGCGCTCTGCATATCTCTTTCAGGCATTTTCGCAACCTCCGTCCATCCTCGCACCGCAGTGTGGGCAATACTTCGATTTCAGCTTTTTGTACGCAAATTCCTCACGGTGTACTCTTCTACTGCAAGCCGAGCAATACAGCCCAGCGTTTGCGCAATCGTCAAGCATATACCACTGTCCATGCACCACCTCCGCAACGTCTGCGGCGGGCATTTCCCGAATTTCGGCATATGCGCGTTCCAACCGTGTTAGTGCCGTCATGCTTCCACCGCGTTCTGCTTTCCGTAACGCAAATAGCGCATCCTCGCGCCGGATATAATCAGTCATAAGCCATATACTCCCTTACGATTCTGCTTTGCATTTCCGGGCTAAAGACGTAAAGCGGCGTGCATCTACGCAGGATCTCTGCTTTCAAAAGCCGCTCCGCCTGCCTCTTGGTCAGCTGCGGCTCTCGCTTCTTCGGCGGCAGCTCGCCTTTTGCTGCCGCAATAGCGGTCGGGTTGTGCTTATGTTGCCCCATCGTCCCGCACCTCCACGCCAGCCTCGTCCAGCAGGTCACAAAGATCGGTGTCCACGCTGCTACCAATAAACTCGCCATTTTCGTCGTAGTGGTTGTACTCCGTGGTCGGCCGGGATTCTATCCCTGCAAACTCTTTTAAAAGTCTCAGGTATTCGTCGTTATCGAAGAGCTGAGCCTGATAGAGTTGTCTCAACTGCGCTTTGGTTATGTGCTTAGCCATCCTTCTTGCCCTCCTTTATCCACGTTGGCTTGTTCTCCGTCGATGTTGCCAGTGTATACGTTTTCTGGGCTGGGCACTCACTTCAAGCCCCAGCGCAGCACTTCCAGTCTCCACCGCAAGGGCGAATCTCCATAGTTCCCGTCATGCCTTGTCCTCCATCTCAAAGTAAAACGTGATCGGTTTCTCATGCTCAATGACATTCCCATAAACGACCCCTACTTTGTAGATGTAGTTTTCTCGGAGCTTTCTGGGAATTTCCGCGATATAGCGCCGGAACGTTTCCAGAGAATTTGCCCGCTTGTAGTGGTTGCACATTCGGCATGACGGCATAAGGTTGGAAATATCGTCCGTCCCTGCGTCTTCGGCGTTCCATGCACGTTGCGGCTTGAAATGATCGACTTGCATATCCTTGATGTCGATAGCCCGTCCACAATAGGCACAGTGGCCGTCATACTTCGCATAGACCGCTTCCCGTTTTTTCTTACTGAAACTCATACTCCGTCCACTCCTTCAAAATACCGTGTCCGTTCTTCCTGCGTAGGCCAGTCTGGGTCGAAGCCACGCTTGCGGCGGTTCCGTTTCCATCCACTGTAAATCTTCGCATCGCGCCCGTCGATGCTGTACCCAACGCCGCGTTCTGCCCGGTTGTGAACCAGAAGTGGTCGCGGATAATTCGGATTTCGTGCCCTCAGAACCTCGTACTCGCCGACAGGTTCTTCGAGTTTCCAGCCACTTTGCTTCAAGTATGCTCTGAGGTCGGACAGCATCCCGTGTTTGACCGTCAATCTGTTCTTCATCTGCTACTCCATTTCCTGCAAAGCCTTCTCGGCTTCTTCGCGGCTCAAAAATACAGTTTTCCCTATGGAACTTTCCACGCATGGGCAGAACGGGTACGTTTCAATGTCCCACCGTCCCTGTATTGCGAAGTATTTCATGCTCCCGACTCGGTGCTCGAAGATTTCTCCGGCAAACACTCTGTATAATTTATCGCCCACCTTGCACGGCAGCACGACGCACCGCCCCTCTTTGTCAGCCACATGCAGGTTGTGTGCTCGCTCAATTCTGGATGTGTCATTGTCAAAAGCTGCTTCGACGACTTCTTTCATCCAAGAAACCTTTTCAGGGCTTAACCCTGTGTCCTCGTAGGCCGCAAGTCGATCAACAAAATCCGCCTGGTACTGCACTCCGCTGAAATTTACCCGCCAGTATCCGTCTTTGAAATAAGTCAATCGTTCCATTTCAAAACCCCTTTCCCAACATATCTGCAATACGCAATTTCCAGCTTCGCGCCCTTACTTTCCTTCGCATCCGGCAGCGCGAACAGAATATCCGCCGCGTCGATCATCCCGAAGCACAGCCGCATGTAGTCCTTCGGTGTCAGCCCTTCCGGCAGTTCCGCCGGATTCAAGATCACCGCGCGAGGATACATCTCCTGTATGTGCTTCGCTGCCATGCGAAATTTCATCTTGTAATTCGGATCTCCGGTGATTTTACCGGCCATGTAGATTTTCATGCCTTTTCTCCTTCCTCCCGCTCAAACCGGATTTTCATTTGTGCGGGGCAAAGGTCTACCTCCGGGCGGCGCTTGCCTGTCCAGCGAAGCCCGCCGGCCTGTCCGACGCACTTCCATCCAGCTGCCTTTAAGCTTGTCCCCGGTTCCGTATCCAGAATGTAAGTAATCAGTTTGTGGTAGCCCATCGCCCGGGCGGCGCGCCATGCAGCGGCATACAGAATAGAGCAGGCATTTCGAGTTCCGTCTGTACAACAGCGGTTTACCTCAAGCGTCCATCCATCATCCAGATACCGCGCAACTGGTCTCCCGACAATCGCCACGCCTACGATTTTCTCTCCGTCTGTGCAGCCGATGGAAAATTTATGTCCAACGACCGGCTTATGATGGCGGTGATGCTCTGCCACAAACGCGTTTGCTTCTGCCAGCGATACTGGGCAAATATCAAGCATCTGCCTCGCCTCCTTCCTCCGGCGCTCCCGGCAGCGGCATCCAGTGGGTGATCGACTTCTGCGGTACGACCCAGTTATCGCACGTCCATCCGTCGCTCGGGAAGTAGCTGGCCATATCTACAATCGGGCCGAACGTATCCCGAAAAGCAACGAGATACATCTTGAGACGGTCTATTGGCAGTCTTTCCTCCACGCTGATCCACTGCGGCACCTTCTCCCGCAGCGCCGCGTTCTCGGCGGTCAGGCGCTCGATCACGTTAGCAGCCGCAAACTCGATGTATTCCCGCCGATCTTGGATTTCTCCGACCTTGCAGTTTTCGCACGCGTCGTCGTGTCCAAGCCCCTTCGCGCAGCACCGCAGTGCCTGCACGACTTCTTTATTCGTCATAGTGTATCCTCCTATTCCAGCCACGCACGATCCGGAAGCGCGGCGAGCAGCCGGTCGAAGCGTTTCGTGCTGTCTTTCCAGTCGTAAAACCCGTCTGCTTCCATTTCGTCGTATGCCTCTTCAATCTGCCTGATGGTATCCAGCAGTGACGTATTTTCTCCTCGCAGGATATCGAACGTCGCCTTGAGGTAATCGTACTGTTGGCGCAAATCGAAGAAGGCCAGCGTAATACCAAATGCCCAGCCGATGCGCTCAATCATCTCCGGTTTCGTCAGTCGGCATAGCCGCTTACCGGCTTCCGTCTGCGCAAGCCCTTCTTCGTAGCTCGTAAGCGAAAAATAATCTTCCTCTTCGCTGTCATAGCCTACCAGTTCGTAGCGGTTGCCAATCAGAGCGACTGTTGCATCGTCAAAGTCTCTGTAAAAGTCCTCGAAATCCTGCTCATACAGCCTCATTTGCAGCTCGTCGGCTTTTGCGGACAAATCTGCGAAAGCCATGCGAAATTCCCATTCCGCATCCTTGTCGCCATCGAGTGCATTGAGAAGCGTCTCGTCGTTGTCTGCCTGCTCAATGTAGTACCGCACATCATTGCAAGCCCCTACAATGTCATCGAGCTCCGACATAATGTTGTACGCGCCCATCGAGGCCAGTGCTGGGCGTTTGTACCGGAGGGCCCTTGTTCGGTCGCTCATGGCGTTCCCTCCATCGCCTTCTCCCACGCGGCCAGCTGCGCTTTGATTGCCGCGCAGAGCTCTCCGACCTTGTCCTCGTCCTCGATGCGGCTGACAGTCTGCGTCAGCTGGATGAATGCCGCCTGCCACTGGCTGAAATGCAGGTGCGCGGCCGTCACGTCCTTGTCGGACATGGCAAGCTTTCTGCGCAGATCCTCGACCTCTCCGCTCAGGCGCTCGATCATGGTGATAGCTTCATCCGCCAGCCGCTCCGTGCAACGCACATACTTCATTTGTGGGCAAAGCCCGCAACCCTTCTCTATATGCGTTGCGCAGATACGCAGCGACTGCATGATTTCTTCATTCGTCACGTTTTTCCCTCCAATATTCGTTGAACTTTTTCCCCGTAATGATCGGCCTGCACCACTCGCGCTGGAAGCGCCGCCAATCCGGATCATATTTTCCATCTTCTCCGCGAAACAGCATTGCATACGGCACGAAACCAGCCTGCATAGTCTGTACGAGACGCTTTTCGGCATCCTCAAAACTGTCACCGTCATAGCCGCACAGCACATAGCAGCACATTGTGTGGCTCGACGGCCTGAATCCTGCCGCGCGGAATTTTCGTCCCATTTCGATCAGCGGTTCCAGATCGTCTTTTGTATCGTAGGCCGTGTAAATGCGGGCCGGTTTCACTTCGCGCAGCAAATCCGCCTGCCACTGCTGCAAAAGTGCTGGCTCCAAGCCTCCCGTAAATATCGCCGGATGTGCTTGCCTCTTAAGCATCTCGCAAACTGCCAGAAAGTGCCGTTCGGACGTGCCTAAAATGTTATCATCAAGGATGTTCCATCCATCCACAATCGGCAGCTCTTTGATTTCTCCGTGTGCGCAGCGTGGTACAGAGCAAAACCAGCATTCTTTCGTGCAACCGCGAGACGTGAATATGTATCCGTCGCGCAGATACATACCCGGTGTAAAATCGCCCATGCGATCATCAAACGCAGGACCGCCCACCTCGACAGGCACGCCCAACACCTGCCACGCATAGTACAGTTCCTCCGCCGTCTCTATATCCCAAGTGAATGTCACGGATATGTTGACCTGTATCACATTTGCCTTGATGCAATCTGCGATGTTTTCGATGGTCGGCGGGCCGAAGAATGCCAGTGGATCGATGGGAGAAGCTTTTGTCTTGCGTGGAAACACTCTTGCAATCGAATTCATTGCTGTAAGGCTTTTACCCCCTTCCATCAATCGGAACAAGCTGCCCGCGGATGATCTCCGTTGTCTCTTGCAAATATGGATTTTTCATGGTATACTCTCCTTGTAACTTGTCATGGGGAAGTGTAGGCTTCTCTGCCCTCGACCGGCTGGAACCGGTCGAGGGCATTTTTTATCCGATCAGGAACTCCGGCTTATAGTGGAGCTTCATCGCCCTGGCGTTCTGGTGGTATTCCGGCGTGCTCCACTTATAGCCCCAGTATTTTGCCGCCGTAAAGATCGCGGCCAGCTCGTCTCCCGCGCGTACCGTAATGCTCTGATCGCGGTACGCGACGGCGTAATAATTTTTCCCGGTATACCCGGCCTGCGCGATCACGCGCGGCCTGCGCGGTGCCCGCTCTCCCGAGTAATCGGTGCTATTTTGCCGCATACAAATGCCCCTTCCTTACTTTCCTCCCGGCGTGCGCGATCTCCCGCTGCGCCACGAAATTCAGCTCCTGCGCGTGCTTCTCTGCGAGCTGCTTTTGATAGATGTGCTCCCGGATGGACTGATACAGCATCCATGAGCAGCACTTCGCGCTGCATCCCGGCGCACGTCCCGGGCAGTCTCTCCCGCATGGAGGCGGGATCGGCTTTGTTTTCGGTGCGTACCGCATCATTCGTCCTCGGCCTCCTCCCACAAATGCTGCATCCACGCCGCCAGCGTCAGCAGGCGCTTGCGCGTCTCCAGCAGCATCCCGACGGTCTCCCGGTCTATGCGCGGCTGGCTGCTCAGTATCTCTGCGTCCTCCTGATTTTGCTCAGCGGCCCGCGTGGCCGCGTCGATCAGGTCCTCCATCTGCTCCGGCGTCAGCTCCACCGGAATTTTCCCGTTACTCGCCATCTTTCTCGCGCTCAGCGATCCGCATTGCCTCGCGGATCACACTCCCTCCATAGGCATCCTTTGTCAGCTCAAAGAATGCCTCGCGCGTCATACATGTGCTCAGGTCGATTCCGTGATCCTTCGCAAATGCCTTTCGCCCGGCTTCGCAGCTCCCAGTCAGCCGGTGATGCCAGTCGTACAGCGTCATTACCGGATACTCTGTATTCGGCTTGATCGCATCTAGAAATGCGGTGATCCGCTCCTCCTGCGCCAGGCGCTCAAACGCCTTATCGCGCGCATCCGTCACAGCCTGACGCACCGTCTCCCCGTGCGCGAAGCAGCCGTCAACTTTCGCGATGAAGCATGGCGTCAGCGTCAGATCGCCTTGCAGGATAAAGCCCTTCGCAATGTCCCCGTGTACCGACGTGATGATCGTCTGTACACCATCGATCATATGTACATCTTCTCCGTCGTACTTTTTAATGCCGTAGCCGGAGCCGGAGCCGTCGCCGGAGCCGTAGCCGTCGCCGGAGTCGTCGCCGGATCGCGCGGCCAGAAACTCTTTGATTTTTATCGTTTCCATACTCTTACTCCATTTATGCTCCGCACCGCCTCGTCGGTGCAAGGGATGATCTCAATAATCCCGAGTACCGTCATTGCCGGTATTGTTACCGTAAACTTACAGTTTTCCGGTGCTTTCACCCCATCCGTTGCGAGCTGGGACAAGCTCGCCGCTCCATCCCAATACCACAGCCTTCGGCAATCAACCAGATCTGCCTCGGCACCTCTGCGCTCCGCGATCTTTGCGAAGAATACGCCCGCCCGATCGCACCGAATGATGTAATGCTGCCCGCTTTTGTTTTCCATTATTGTTTCCTCCTTAAATTTCGTTTCCCGGCAGCTTCGCTCGAAGCGCCTTGTTTTCTGCCTCCAGCCGCTCGATCCTGTCGGCTGCATCCATGCAGACTTTGTCACAGTCGCATCTTGGCCATGTATCTACCAGCAGCCTTTCTTTCAGCTCCGCGCTCAATCGTTCTTGCTTGTAGTACGGGCATCCCGTGCAGTCCTCATACTCACCGTCCGGTGTGGATATGCACCGCAGCGCCCTGATAATATCCTCACAGCTCATACAGCACACTCCCCAGTACAGCGCTGATCGCCGCCGCTCCGCCGAATGCCAGTGCCGCACCGGCCAGCTCCAAGGCCAGCAGCACCAGCGCCATGCCGGACAAAAACGCCCCTGCCAGCCAGCAGCCGGAGAGCGCCACCCGTCGTACCCGCTCTCTCTTTTCCCGCAGGCCGTCCCTCTCGGCTCTGCGTGCTTCCCATTCGCGTTCCCGCGCTCTCTGGTGATTGACTCCCGTGATAAACTCCACGTCGCTCATGCTATCCTCTCCTTTCATCCTCCGAGGAACCGGATAAATGGCTCTCTCGGGATTTTCACCCTGTGTTCGCTTGTGCAGCAGACTGGGAATCCCAGCATCTCCGGTTTTTCCCGTGCCATGATTCGCAGCCAGTGTGGCGCGCAGCCGAGAAACCTCGACGCGACCGCCGGTGTGATCGTCGGGCTGTCCATAGCCCGGAGCTCGTCAATGTTCGGCATATCCTAGCCTCCTACTTCAAGTGGCGCTTACCGCGCCGTGTATCTCCTCTGGCTTTCGCTGCAAATCTGGATTGCGCTTGTGTCCATGCCCTCGCAAGGCGGCGTTTCTCGCCTTCCTCGACGCGCTTTTCGTACTCGGCAGTTTTGATCTTCGCATACTCGGCATATGCTGCACAGGTTTTGCGGCCTTCCGCGCTCCGACCAGCGCAATCTTGCTTGCAAGGACACCGTTCGTCAAATTGCCCGATTCTAACCATCCGGCATTCCTCTTTCCATCATTTTTTGCATTGCCCGGCGTTCAAAGTCCCCCATTTCGCCGCCATGCTCGACGTATGTTGAATTTTTTCGCGCTGGCTGGCCGTTTTTATCCTTCCCATTCGCTTCCCACGTCAAGAACTTCTGCTTCCAGTTCTGCACAGGCTGGCCTTTTGCGTCAATCCAGTTGCCAACGGTGAAATACTCGAAGAACTTCTTGGCAAACTCAGGATGCCCACGGCTTTCCGCGTAGGCGGTAACCTCGTCAAGCGTCGGCGGGGTAAATTGCTTTCGCGTCGGTTTTCGTGCTCCCGCTCCTCGCGCGTGTGCTGCGCCCTCTTTTTCTTCTGGGGAAGGGGGATTATAGGGGGATGGGGTTACGGGGGTTACAGGGGGAGAAGGGGAAGGGGGAACAAGGGGGGCGCCCTCTTCTTTTTCTCCCTCACATACGAACGTATTCGATTGTATACGGTCGTATACGTTCGTATTCGATGGTATACGGTCGTATGCGTTCGTATCACTCCATCTCTTTTTGACGTTCTTCCTATTCGCCTCACATTTAGCGGCATATCTCGTTTTATCCCTATCTATCCGCTCTTTCATCACCGGAAAGACGAAACGCTCGTTCCCACGTAAATCGGGGGCTTCGCCCGTCATGCTGTATTCTAGGCATGCCGTGAAAAGCCGCCCTCTTTCCGCGTCGTTGAGCGGGTCAATCGACTTCAAGTAGCTGTGATAGGCATTGAAACTGTCAAATGCCATAGGCGCTATGCCTCGGAGTGGTGATAGCGAACGCAGACTGTAATTCCCCCGTTTCTGTCTGCCAAATTCATCAACGTATCAAATTCATCACGGGAAATATTCTTGAAGATGAAAACGGGTGTATCTACGTCGTTGAAATCCGATATGTCCGTAGACCCGATAAGCATTACATCATACTGCATATGTACCACCTCCAATCAGAAGGGCAAATCATCTTCGTTGCCCTGAACTTCCGTGAAATCGCTCTTGGCTTCATGAGAATCGTTGTCGTGCTTGGAGTCGCCAAAATAAACGCGATCCGCAAGGATTTCTGCGCTGCGGCGTTTGTTCCCTTCTTTATCCGTCCAGTCGCGAATCTGCAAGCGGCCAGACACTACGGCCATACGGCCTTTTGAGAAGTATTTGTCTACGAACTCGGCGGTGCTGCGCCAGCAGACAACATTGATGAAGTCTGTCTCTTTCTCCCCGCCCTGCGGCGCGTAGTCGCGCTCACAGGCCAGCGTGAAGGAGGCGGCCGCAACGCCGGTCTGCGTTCTCCGCAGTATCGGGTCAGTAGTTAACCTTCCCATGATTGTAATTGTGTTAAGCATTCCAAATTCCTTTCCTGTATACAAGGTTTGTTTCGTCCCATCCGGGATATTTGCTTCTCAGATAATTCGCCAGCACATCTTTGAACGCCGCGCGGTCTGCTGATTGGTCGTATCTGGTGTGACATATGTCGCACAGCGTTATGATGTTCTCGGCGATTCCAAGGCCGCCGTGTGAGCGCGGTATGTAGTGGCACCACGGGCTTCCCGGTCTACCGCAAACGATGCAGTAGCCGCCGTCACGCTCCATAACGGCCTCTTTTACAGAGGCGGGGATACTAGTTGCCTTTGTCTGTTTGTGCAACTCTCTCACCCCATTCAATGTTCATTCGAGCCAGCTCGTCCGGCGTCAAGGTCTCGATTCCGAGGCTTTTCGCATCCTGCACCGCCATATCGATAATGCGGCACATTTGCTTGCTGTTATACGTCGAAGAGCCGTAATAGGCTCTGACAACAACGCCATCTCCGTCCTGCTTATAGTCAACTTCTTCGGTCGGCCAGCCTGTCCCGAGCATAGACCACGCCGTCCGGAACGTTGGCGCGTCCTCTCTTGTGAGGTGGAAGTCCTTAAATACGCCGACCGCCTTGATATAGTCGATGTATATGTCTTCTTTCGTCCGTCCGAGCTTGTTCGCGATCTGATCGCAGAGCTGCCAGAAGTAGTTGTTTGAATCAAGACTACGCTTCTTGCGGAACTCCTTGATCTCCGCGACGTACTTCTTTCCGGGAATCATCGTTGCCAGAAACATCTGCGCTTTTGCGGGGACGTCCGCGCGGATGCGAAGCCATGTACCAGCGGAATCAATCGACCAGTCGGCGTTCTCGAATGTAATCTCCATCAATAGGGAAAACCCCTTTCCGTAAACAATGTGCTAGGTATCGAATCCTTGGCAAATACTCATTTTCAACCCAAGCATGGTCATATTCGATCTTGTGATAGCTCAACCTGTCAGCATCTATTTCGCGAAACCAGTTTTTATAATCATCTGGTTCTAAGTTATACGCGACAATTCTTAGATTCTTTCGAGCGGCATACATCTCTACCTGCGCTTGCATCCAGTACGCCATAGAAACTTTGAATGTATGGCTCTTGTGCGTTTTTACCTCTGAGATTTCATCTGATGTTTCACCATCTAAGTTCACCCGCAGGCGATAACCACGAATCTTTATTTGCCTGTCCATCCTGTTCACGCCAATGAATTCGAGAATACGGTGCTCAAATGCCGTTCCGGTTTCCATTTGCAGATTTGTGTAATAGTCGTGATTCAAGCCGAGTTTTTGCAGCCAAAACTGTCTGAAGGTCTTTGTATCCCATCGGCCCATGATTGTCGCAGTATCTGACGCTCCAAACCACCCGCTCCTGTCGTGGTCATGAATCATAACTTCTTAAGTCTTTCCTCCAAGAGATTGATGTCACCAAACGCGGCTAGAATTATATCGAGCCTTTTCCTTGTAAGACCGACTTCCTTGCAAATATCATCTATCGAAATGCCATCCTGCATTTTCTGAGTCAGGAGTTGTTCGACACGTTGCTTGATTGCAAAAATGTTGTGAGTGCTCAGATCGTCTACATTCCCATCCGTATCCTTCTCGCCAGTCCAAAGGGAAAAACCAAGGCCGGTGTAGATCGCAACGCCCTTCACAAAAGCTCTCGCGTGTGCGTTTGAAATCCTAAGCTGATTGAGCGTATCAGAGTAGACAACAAGTGATCCATTCAGCAGCGGGAAGTCCATTGTGTATGTTTTTTCGTCGATGTGTATGTCTACGGAGACAAAATAGCAATCAGTCTTCCTATCGTTTTTGTCTGAAGTTTCGTAGTGCTTGAATACGTAGCTGCCGGATGGGTCTGTGCGCGGAGTGAAATAAACTACCTCTGCGCCGTTTTCGTGCAACAGCATTTTACACTTTGCCCACGAAAGATACGGGACCTCGATCGTTTTCCCGTTTTCGTCCTTCGCCTTTCGTTTGTCGCAGAAAGGCATGACATCAATCTTCACCATTTCGTTAAATGCTTTCAGCATATTATCCTCCTTGCTCTAAGACGCGCCGTTCGTAGCCAAGCGCCTCCAAAATGTACCGTGTCCCGAGTTGTTGTACTAGCAAGGCGACGATTTGATTGTCTGGATTGTAGTTATCCGTACTGGGGTCTGCCATGATTCCCTCGTCGCCTTGCCAGTAATCCTCTCCGGGGTAAATCTCTACGCCGAAGATGTCATACGCGCATCTTGCCTGCTGCGGGTCTTTGGAATAATCAATCTCCATCGTCGGCCTCCAAACTGTATTCAGCATAATGCGTCGGTTCGCCAAAACGATTTTCGCCGGTTACGATTTTGCTTCTGATCGGATACCCCGCGCGGCGAAGGTCGCATATTCTAGCGCCAAGCCTGAGACAACCGTATTCCCGAATGGCATCCATCGGCGTAATCTTCCCGACTGTTTTCAGGTGTCGGAGTACCTTTTCAGCCTGCGTCATGGTCTGTGTTCTCGGCGTATTGCTTTCCTTTACACACAAGCCCCGGTGTGAACGCCTTAAAGCCTTTTGTGTTATCCATGTTTTCATTCCTTTCCAAGTGATTGCCCGGCAACTAAATCTTCAACCGAGCATCCATAAAGTTTCGCAAGTTTTTTGTGGTGCTTTCTTGCGATGCCTGCGTTACCGGTCTCCCACTTGTGTACTGCAACCTGACTGACATTACACCGCTTTGCAACGGCTTCCTGCGTCAACCCGGCGTTCAGGCGAAGTTCTTTCAAGTTTCTCGTGGCACTCCCCCCTAATACCTCATAAATATGAGTAGTTATTATTGACAGCGCCCGAAAGCGGTGATATTATGGGTTTGTTCAGGACACATAATCTCGCCGTTTTCGGAGCGGCTGTCTTTTCTGTACCTCTTGGGTACAGTTATATAATAACTCATAAATTCTAGTAATGCAACAATAAAATTAGAATTTTCTAGTTTTCGTAGAGTTGCACAATTCACGTGGTGATAGTATGGATATTATGCTGGAACGGATGCTTTCTCTCATCCCCAAAAAAGAGAATGGTAAATATGTCCACGGAGCGAAAAAGGAATTTTGTGAAGCCATAGGCGCGCCGACAAACATTGTTTCTGAGTGGGAGGCCGGGAAAACAAAGTCGTACAGGAATTACCTGTACGTCGTTTCAGCTAAATACAACGTTCCCGTTGAATGGCTCAATGGTGAAACCAATGATCCGTCTGCGGGCATAAAAAAAGAGGCCACCGAAACCGGCGACCTCTCCGAAGCAGAATTACAACTTATTGAATTGTTCAGGAAACTCCCAGCGGAGGCGCAGGAAGCTTTTCCGGCCCTTCTTGAAGCGACACTAAAAGCGCAAGGGCTACTTTAATCGCTGCTTCTTTGTCTTTTGCCGTATTTATAATCTCAAACGTTTTGCACATATTCTTGTCCATTCCATCCTCCTATTCTGAAACCAATGATTATAGCGATCCTGCGAAGGTGATTATATATGTCTGATTCGTATAGATACTCGCCACCGGCTGATTTGTCGCGCAACAGACAAGAAGAAAGCGACATAGCCTACCGAAATTTCAAAGTTCCATTTTTTAAGAAAGACTGCATTTCTTTGGCTTCGAGATTGGCTGATAGCATAAACCGCAATATCGCTGAGATGAACAAAACAACTGACTTCGGCCAATTTATCGTTCTGTACTATGAGGCGTTATCTTCGGCTAGACATCTCGCAAAGATAAGGAACGCAGTGCCATACAAGTCAGCATTGCCGTATTTCGACTTGCAGAAATACTTGGAAGAGTTCCAATGGCACCTTCGGAATTGCATGGAACAGAATAAAAACAGGATAGTCAGAGACGCACGTGGGCTTTATGTAAATTGGCCTGAGAAAACACGTTCCGACTGTGAGAAATTCAGAGACGATTTCGATCAATATAGGCATGTGTTCAATGAGGGGACTATCGCGTTTGGGCGTAGAATGATGTCCGAATTGCGGCGCGATTGCGGCGTTCCTATATTCGAAAACACTGTGCCTGAACAAACCGCATCCGGAAACGTTCCGCAGGACTTCGACAGAATGTCCGGAACTGATTTTGAATGTTTTTGCGCCGATGTTTTGCGCGGTAACGGATACCAAAATGTCGTTGTTACGAAAAGAAGCGGAGATCAAGGCGCAGATGTCATTGCAGAGCGCGATGGAGTCAAATATGCTTTCCAATGCAAGCGATACGACGGTGATGTTGGAAACGCAGCCGTCCAAGAGGTCTTCACCGGGAAGCAGATTTATAAGTGCCACGTTGGAATCGTGCTAACAAATCGAGGCTTCACACAAAGCGCCAAAGAAGCGGCAGCATCAACAGATATCCTTCTATGGGGTAGAAGTGTGCTACTACAGCTCATTGAAAGTGCTTCTTGAATAGTTGAAGTGCATGGTGATATATTAGAACTTATGTTCCAACAAGTCAACACGACAGAATGCACAAAATCTGGATATTAAAATTCTACAGTCATTTGCAGAATAAGTCCCATTTATTGGCTTGCATATGTGGTATACTGAAACGGGAAAGTCTTTGGAAAGAAGCTGATATCATGGTTGATGGTTTTGCCCGTGCCAGCGTGCCGATGCTGGCACGGGCTTTGGTTTCTGCAAGCGATTGGGAGCCGCCTGTAGTTAAACCATACGCTTTTACCAATGGTTATGTACAGCCATTTCCATGGTTTTCTCCGCCCCAATCATGTTTTTTGGAGTGATTTTCTTGGAAAAAATGTTGTGGCAGCTCTGCCGCGAAGCAAAGGAGGCTTCGCATCTCACAAATCAGATCATCGCCGACCGTGCCGGTCTCGCCCTGAATACGGTTTCTCAGTACCTGCGCGGCGAATCAAAAAGCGCCTCTGTCTACACCGTCGGCCCGATCTGCCATGCCCTCAGCATCGATATGAACGCGTACTTCGGTATCTCGCCGCCCGCTCCGGAATCCGTCTCCGAGCTGCTTCGCCTTGAAAACAAAAGCCTCCGCACCCAGCGCGATCAGCTTCGAAAATCCCTGAAAATGCACCGCATCACCACCCTTGTCCTGCTCGGCATCGTCGCGCTTTGCGCTTTTGCTATGGTGGTGGATATCCTGAGCCCCACCCTCGGTTGGTTCCGTGCATAAAAAATAGCCGCCCCGGCGCACTGCCGGAGCGGTACTTTTAAGGAGGTAACCCATGCAGCGATGTGTAAAATGCAAAATGGAGATCCCCGATGGGTCTCTTTTTTGTTGCTGGTGCGGGAAAAAGCAAATCGTGCAGCGCAGCCGCACGCGAGGAAACGGGCAGGGAAACGCATACCAGCGCGGGAAAACGTGGACGGCCCGTTGGACTGAAAAAACATACATCGACGAAAACGGGAAACTTCAGCAAAAGATGAAAACGAAAGGCGGCTTTGCATCCAAGCGCGCGGCTCTGCAATACGCTGCAAACCCGCCCAAGGAGGCCAAGCGAAGCTGCACCCTCCGTGAATACTACAAGACATACCAAAAAGGGGATTACCTGTCTCTTTCCAACGACCGGCAGGGCGCTTCGGACAAGGCATTTCAGCGGTTGGCGGAAATCGCGGACTGCGAAATTGATAGTCTTACAATTATGCAGATACAAGATGTGATCGACCACAACGCCAGCACCTATTACACGCGGAAGGACATGAAAACCGTTGTGTCCCATTGCTACAATCTTGCAATTGCTGAAAAGCAAACCACGGTGAATCTTGCGAAATACATAAAGCTTCCCGTCCTCGAAGAAAAGTCCCCGGAGCCGTTTTCCGATGCTGATATTAAGAAGCTATGGGCGGCTTACGAAAAGGATCATTTCGTCGGATTTGTTCTGGTAATGATTTATACTGGGATGATGCCCGGCGAGCTGCTCCGGCTCAAAAAGGACATGATCGACTTTAATAAAAACGAGATTGTCAAAGGCGGCATAAAAACGAAAAAGCGCAAGGAAACGCCGATGGTTTTCCCAGATTTTCTCGCTCCGCTGCTTCAATCCTTGTGCGCTGAAAGCGACTCACGCATTGGGAACGTATGCTGCATAAACAAAGACAACTTTTACAAACGATACTATGAGTGCTTAGAGTTGGCCGATGTGCAGAAACTCCCACCGTATTCCTGCCGTCATACGACCGCAACTGCCCTCGCCTCCAAAAACATTGACCCATTTACGATTAAGGAGATCATGCGGCACACAAAGATAACGACGACGCAGCGATATGTCCATCCGGATATGAGCGGCATGATCGACGCCGTGAATCTGTTGCAAGAAGATACAAACAAGTAAATTCTGTATGCTACAAAATATGCTACAATTTGCAATTCCCGCAGTGTTTTCAATGGTTTTAAATCCCCTGCTAAGGGAGTAGTCGTCTAAAAAGCGAGCGAGAGTTCGAATCTCTCCTTCCGCGCCAAAGTGCCGATTTTAGCTTCAGAACAGCTAAAATCGGCACTTTTTATACTCTATACTGTCTTTGTTCGCATCTGCGGCGGGACTCGAACGTTTGGTTTTGATAAATGTGATAACGTAAAATCGTTTCCTGTATGCTACATTATATGTTACATATTTATTTCAGGATATGCCTTTAATCTTCCGCATCACGGCATCATACACTCGTCTACTTGTTATGGGCAATGCACCTATAATACGCACAAAGCTTTTCCTCCGGGCCGGGGCCGTCCTTATCCATTAAGAACGCCCGCGCCAGCTCCGCGTAGAACTCCGGAACGTTGACTCCGAACTTCCGCGCCACATCGTAGTAGTCCGAATACATCATGTTCATGGTCACACCCCACGCCCAGCGGGGGATGTCGTGCGGGATGCCGCTCGCATCCGCGACGGCGGAAGTCTGATCCATCGTCCAGTGCGGCCCGACCGTGCCGTCGGCGTTCTGCATGTGCTCCGCCCAGCGCATGGCATCTTCTCGGGAGAATTCCGTCATTTTCGTGGACTCACGAAAATGGTCTCTATCCATGCCGTCGAGCTTATGCAGGCGGCACAGGAGGCCCGCCACGGCGTCAGCCTCTTCAATGCGTCCCAGCGTCAGCGGCTTTTCAGCCAGCTCTTCCAGCCGCGCGTACAGCTCATCCATGTATTTCTTCATCGTCACGCCTCCTGAATGTATCTGTAAAGCTTGTCTATGTCATTTGCATCAAATCGCATATCTTTGTCCTTGAACGAAAACAACGTGATCTTTTTCCCGTCGATCACATCCCGAGCGTGCTTGTATAGCCGATCAATGTCAACGTTCCCTTGCTCGTCGAGTGCTCCAGTCATCTGCACAAAGAAATTATCCTTCATTGCAAGCAATCGCTCTTTTCCGCCGTCCATTGCCATCCGAATGAGTACAGAAACAGCATAGCCAATACCTTGCGATAACCGCGGGATAAGTTCGCTATTTGCAAATCGCTCGAATCCATTTAATGCCTGATCTATCGTTACCATAGGGATACCTCCGTATTAAGGGTGGGGCGGCGGCTGCCGCCCCTTCGGTTTACTTGTTGCAGCACCCGCACTTCGGAAGCGGGTTGTAGAGCGTCTGCGCCGTGGTTGCTGTGCCGGTGGTGATGTCTGCCACCTGCTTCGGATAAAAGGTTGCGTTTGCGTAGGTGACAATGCTGTTGTCACCGCAGCAGCGGCGCTCTGCCTCCATCTCGATCTCGCGGTGCAGCTCGTCCTTGATGGATGCGATGTCCTGGCGGGCCAGCACGAAGCTGTCCTCAGTGCGCTGGTTGTGAACGGCCTGATCGCACAGGGACTTCCGCACGTCCTTGAGCTGGCCGTCGATGTAAGCGTACATCTCCAGCATTTTCTGATCGCCGTAGGTGTTCGCCTTGAGCATCGCAATCTCGCTGTCCTTCTGCGCGAGCTTGTTTTCTCTTTCCAGCTCATAGCGCGTGACCGGCATATTCTCGCTGCATGTGCCCGCCGCTACAGCCGCAGCAGCCGGATTTGCGCCGATACCGCACCAGCCTCCGCCGAGCAGATTCCCGAGCAGGCCGAGACCGACGCCCGCCGTGCCGATGATACCAGTGGTCAGGGCCGCATTGGCCTTGCCGTTACTTGCGTATTCCATAGTAGTACCTCCGATAAAATAGTAAGCTGGCCAGCTCCTGCTATCATTATCTCGCACCGCAAAAATCTAAGGGTTGCACTTGCGTGCATTTATGCTGCATTTGTGTGCAATTCCGAAAAGTTATAATTTCAATGTCGTTTTGCGTCGTAAAAAAAGTTAACTTTTTGCTTGCATTTTTCGTCTGGCTTGATATACTAGAGGTGCAGAGTGATCTGCATACAAAGTGACGAACGTCTCCAGTTCATCACCGCCCATCAAAGCGGAAACCCCTTGCCGTTAAGTAGGGAGCGAAAAAAGCGGAGACTCCTTGCCGTTAAGTAGGAAATGAAAAAAGCGGAAAACCCTTGCCGTTAAGTAGGGAACGAAAAATTGCATGGGCAATCAAAAGCGGGACGGCACGAACTGTCCCGCTTTTCTTTTGCAAGGAAGGTCGAAATATGGAGAAATTGAGCATCTACCGAATATCTGATAAATACATACGGTTTTTGCACACCTGTGACAATCGTGTTCAATTCAACAAGGACTCACGCAGGCCATATGTCGGCGTTGTGCTGTTCGTTGGGGAATACCGATATTTCGTTCCCATGGAATCCCCAAAGCCAAACCACGCTAAAATAAAGTCTGGCGTGCATATCTTCAAGCTGGACGGCGGAAGGCTTGGTATGCTTGGCTTCAACAACATGGTTCCCGTTCCGGATTGTGCGCTTATTGAGTTCAACATTGACGATGAGCCGGATAAGCGCTACAGGGCTCTGCTGTATAACCAGCTCGCCGAGATCGACCGCAACCGCGCCGCTCTTTTCCAGCGTTCTGCAAAAACATATTTTGAGGTTGTGAACAAGACAAACGAATTTCTTTGCCGAATCTCATGTGATTTCAAGGAGCTTGAGCGCGCAAGCAAACGATACGATCCAAATCACAAAACCAAAAAAGCAAAGCCCGAGGGATGATCCCTCGGGCTTTTGTCATACCATATCCAGCTTTTCCGCCGTCCTGCGCGCTTCGATCATGATCTTATCCATGCGCCGGGAGACCGTTGAACGATCCATGTGCAGCTCTTCCGCAATATCGATCTGCGGCATTCGTTCCAAGATGTACATCCGCCCGATCTCCCGGTCCTCTCGGCCAAGCATTGCCTGCCCGAGGACGCGCTCCCAATCGCTTGCCAGCAGATTTTTCAATCCATCCGGTAAATGCACGCGCCCTCTTGCCATTTTCGCCTCCTTTCGGCGCAGGACGGCTGAAAATTACTTGCTATTCAGCACCGCGATGCTGCCCTTGTTCCCAACGGCCAAATCGCAGACGCCGGCCGCATTTAGGACCTCCACGATCTCGCGGATCGCGAAATAATTCTTCCCGCCGACCAGCAGCCGGTCAATGGGGTAGTGCTTCCCGTTGACGATGATCTCGCCGTTCTTCGCGGGCGCGGCGTTTCCGTAGTCCACCCAAGGGAGCCTGCCGTGTTTCTTCCAGATGCGCGTATTGTACCCGCTTTTCTGGCCGAGATTTCCGACTGCCGTGATCTGCACGCCGTTTTTCCAGACCGGCGTACACTCGACGGCAAGCCCGCCGCCGATGTAAAGTCCCCAGTGCCCCGGCATCCAGAGCCCCTCGCCGGGCACGAGCGTCTCCCAGTTTCCCGTGGAGACGTTCTGGCATTTCGAGATCATGCCGTCTGCGGACACGTCCGGCACGCCGTTCACCGCGTACTTTGCCCCGCCGTAGATCGCGTTCTGGCTGCCGTTCCAGCCCCACAGAATGCCCTTCGTGAGGTTCACGCAGTCAAAGCCGAAGTATCCCTTTCCGATGAGCTTCCGCAGCTCCGCCTGCTTTGCCGCCGTGTACCAGCCCGGATACTGCGCAGCCTTTTCGCGGATGATGTTCTCGGTGACCGGCATCCCGAAGCAGCCCCACATGTAGACCGTCCTGTAGTTGTTCGCAATATCGATGTGCTTTTTTACAAGCTCCGCCGCATTCAAGCCTCTCCGCCTCCTTTCTCGTCCACCGCGTCCTGCACCTTCTGGCTCTGCGTGCCGAAGTAGAATGCGATCACGACGGCATACACCGTCATAAAGTCCTGGCTGATCTTGCCTACCACGGCCATGTACGCAAATACCGCCGTCAGCGTCAGCGTCACAAGGCTCTTCACGCTCAGGAGATTCCCGAGCCGCTTGATGATCTTATCCATATGTATGCTCCTTTCAGTCCTTCAGCACGATCTCTGCGATGCGTGCCGCCGCTTCCGGGCCGTATTTCTCGGCCCATTTATCCATGTACTTCTGCGCGTACTTCGCGCGGTTCTCATTCTTGGCTTTCCAGAGGTAAAATCCGCTGGAAGCCGTCGTTTCAGCCAGCACCGCAAGCGTGATCTCTGTCAGATCTGCACCTGCCGCGCAGGCGATGATGAGCGCGAGGCTGACGAGCGCGCTGTAGATCAGCCACTTCTTGCTAAACTCCATTACGTTCGCACTGCGCCTCCATCTGGTGCAGGAACTTTTTCACGTCGCCGTTCCCGCCCATCTTTTTATACTTCTCTCCGGCGATCAGACGCTCGGCCATTGGCATTTCCTCCGACATGATGGTCAGCCGGAGGATCGCCAGATACTGCTCGTCCTGATGCTCCTGCATTTTCCCGAGCTTTTTGTCGATCTCGGCTAGGTGCGCCTCCTGCGTCGTGGCCTTGCCGCGCTTTTTCTGTATTGCGCCGACGACGGCATTGACGACCGCCGTCAGCGCGGACGAGCCGAGCACGGCACAGACGAGCGTAACGATGATGGTCTTGGTGTCCAT